CAGTTGGCCACCGTTTGAATACTGCTCGGTTCGCCGGGCCTATCGTATGGCAGCGAGATCTCGCCGCCGGCAGCCCGAAGCGTCCGAATTGCGCGGTGCATCATCTTGCGCTCTTCGTGCGTCATGCCACCCTCCATCCGTCCACAGGCTCGGCGCCGGCGCGCTCGAAGGCGATGTCCCAGCTATCGCGCACCTTCGGTTTCACCGCGTCCTTGATCCAGGGCCGCGACATCATCCCGTAGCGCGCGCAGTCGCAACAATGATCCTCGGCATCCGTATCGATATCCTCGGGCCGCGCGTCGTCGTGTTGCATGGCGGGGAGCGTCCGGATGAGATCCCGCGCGGTGGCAAAGATTAGCACCATCGGCCGCCCGTCGTCGTCGCCGACAAGCCGCGACCGGAGCTGATCCCAGCCACCCATCGCGCCACGGGACGGCACCCGCTTGTTGTCCGCCGGGCGAAAGATCACGCCCTGGCCCATCATGCGCTGGGCGATGCTCGGCCCGCCGTCCTCCGCGAATATGGCCGGATCGGCGACGCCAAGCATGGGCTGCGGGTCGTCGGTTTCGCGTGCGGCGATGCCCTGCGCCACGGCTTCGGCGGTGAGCTTCAGCCCCACGTTCGGCTCGCCCGGCCGCATGCCATACCACTCGCGATAGAGCACCAGGGCGCCGCGGGCGATGTCCGGGTCGCTGCCGTCGCTGACCGCCCACCAGTGGCAGCAGAAGGGCCGTGCCGATCCCCAGTCGAAGCTGCGGAAGCGCGCCCAGTGCTCGGGAATAGGCCGAGGCGCGATGACGTGCCTGTCCAAGCTGAACTCGGGGAAGAACGCACCCGAAACAACTGACCAGTCGCCCTCCAGCCAGGCGCGGACCAGCTCGGGCGAGCCCGATGCCTTGAGCCGCTGCACGTAGTCGGGGCCAAGGTATTTGTTATCCGCTACCCGGCTCGGAATATAGATGCGATTGAGGCCGGTGGCCTTGTCCACGATCTTGCGCCAGCCCAGCGGGGCCGGGTCGATGTATCGAGCGCGCACCCATTGATGGCCGGGGCCGCCGGGGTTGCCGGTGAGCCGCAGCCCGACCGGGATGCCTGCGCCGGAACGCAGCGTTGCCATGAGCTTGAGGATCGGCGACGGCGATGGGAAGTTGCCGGCCTCCTCGACATACACGCGGGTGAACGATGCGCCTTGATACGTCTCCGCATCGGAATCACGTTCCAGATACGCATAGGTAATGCGTGCGCCGTTGGGCATATTGAACCGCATCGGGTTGATCGTCGCGGTGGCGCCTAGCTTGGTGTAAATCGTTCGCGCGCGTTCAAACGTCTCCAGCAATTCGGTGCGTGTCCGGCGCACCATCAGGCCGATGGCGTCGGGGCCGTGTTTCGCCGCGTGCGTCACCCAATCGCCGAGGACGGCATCGGTCTTGCCGCCGCCCCGCGCGCCGCCGAAGAACACCTCGAAATGCGGGCATTTGATGAACGCGGTTTGCGGGCCAGCTTGCGGCGCCCAGGCGACCTCGATGGTTTGTGCCTGTGACATGCTCAGTCTTTCACCGGGTCGTGCTCGATCGTTGGCGGCGCGTAGCGTGCCTGCCATTCGTTTTCGTCCTCGGGATCTGGCGGCACTTCAACGACGTAACGCACTGTCAACGGGTTGTCGGGATCGCCGCTGAACTCGTGCTTATCGCGCTGTCCGAGCAGATTCTTGCCGAGCCAGATCAGCATGGTGTCGCTGCCGGCCATGGCTTTCTCGAACTGGCGGCGGCGCAGCGACATGCGGCCGTTGGCTCTGCCGTGTTCGATCAATTCCGAGAACTCGGGGTCAGACTGCTTGCGGCGTGCAAGCGTATCGTGGGACACGCCGAGACAAAGCGCCATTTCCACGTCGGTGCATTGAATGAGCGCAAGTCTTTCGGCAATCTTGACGTCGATCTCTTTTGGCGGCTGGCCGCCTTCACCTGGCGGAGGGCCGGGCGGTCTTCCAGTTGCGACGTGTTTCCTATCGCTACGCATTAATCAGCCTGTCGTGTTCTACTGCGAACGATGTTCCGTCTGGGCGCGTTGCTTGCTTGCCGGTGAAGTTCATCCAGCGTTGCACTGCGACATCGACATATGTGGGGGATATTTCGATGGCGTGGCATGCGCGTCCGGTCATCTCCGAAGCGATGATGGTGGTGCCGGAACCTGCGAACGGCTCTAGCACGGCGTCGTCCGGCATCGATGCGGCACGGATGCAGCGCGTGGGCAGTTCGACCGGAAAGCCGACCGCGTGGAAGTCTGACCCCGGTTTAATGTCCCACACGCTCGACCATGACTTGATCTCGGTAGAGTCGTCGAATGTGAAGTTGTCGCCGCGATAGAGCCAATAAATCCGCTCATCACATGGCAGGAACATGCGCGCATTCTGGGTCACGCTGCCGGGACGGTTCCAGATAATTTCCTGGCGGAAGTTGAACGGGCCGGGCAGCCATTCCAGCGGGGACACCACGCGCTTGTCGCGGTATCGATGCTTGTGGTTGTAGAATACCGAGGCGCCGTCGCGCATAGCGCCATGCCATATGCCCAGAAGCTTGCGCTGCCATTCCTGATATTCGCGCTCGGGCATGCTGTCGGAATAGGCGCCAGCGAGCCGATTTACCCACCCGCTTTCGCGCTGCATGCCCGATGGCTTGAATTTATCGATCTGCTGATTGTAGGGCGGCGATGTGACGATGAGATCCACCGGCCTGCCGTCCATGACGATCGCCAGCGCCGCCGCATCGCCACAGTCCCCGCAGAGCAGCCGATGGCGTCCCATGAGCCAGATGTCGCCGGGCTTGGAGACGGGTTCGGCGGGCGGCTCGGGGACGTCGTCGGGATTGGTGAGGCCGGGTGTGGGTGCGGCGAGCCATGCGGCGAGCTCGTCGTCTGCGAAGCCGAGCAGGCTGATATCGAAGTCCAGCGCCTTGAGCGCCTCCAGTTCCGTCCGCAGCAGGTCGGCGTCCCAGCCGGCGTTGAGTGCGAGCTGGTTGTCAGCGATGACGAGGGCGCGGCGCTGCTCGGGCGACAGGCCGGCGAGGGTGATGGTGGGGACGGTTGGCATGTCGAGGGACTGCGCTGCGAGCAGGCGTCCGTGCCCGGCGATGATGCGGCTGTGTTCGTCCACGAGGATGGGGTTGGTCCAGCCGAAGGCGGTCATGCTGGCGGCGATCTGGCGGATTTGCGCGTCGCTGTGGGTGCGCGGGTTGTGTTCGGCCGCGGTGAGGTCGGCGGTGTTGCGGTATGTGACGCGGAGCTTGTGGGGGTCGGCGTTCATATTCGGCCGCCGGTTCGCAGGATGTGTGCGATAAGCTGTTGAAGTAGCGGGTTTTGTGGTGCGTTGGCCATTGAGACTTCGGGCGGTGGGTTGATCTGAGCGGGGCGGATGTAGCCTTGGTCGGTGGGGGCGGGGACGACCATGCGGGGGTCGATGTTGGCGGAGGGCTGGCGGGCGGCGTTGAGTGCTTCCCAGGACCAGAGCGGAGCGGTTGCGGGTGGGGCTTGGCTGTTGATCATGGGTGTGCGGCTCCCCCATTGCTGCTGACATACCCCGTACAGCCCCACAGATGCCCGTACAGGGCGGTCAGTGCCGCCTCTGGCTCCGGATCCCCGCAATAGCCGCAGGGGTGTCCGTAGAGGCGTGGGCGGCCGCATTTGGGGCATGAGACGATGATGGCGGCGCGGGTCATGGGTCACGCTTTGGGAATGCTTCGGCGAGCGTCTCGTCGATCCGGTCGAGTGTGTCTTCGATGCGTTCGAGGACGGTGACGATGCTCATGATGCCGGTGGCTTGCGCCCAGGCTGCTGCGAGTTCGAGTTCGCCGCGTTGGAACGCGACATTGGTGGATTGCCAGAGGTTCTGGCGCGCCTCGACGTGGGTTTCGGGCAGTAGGGGCGGGGCTGGATCGATCATGTCGGCACCTTGGGGCCGGGGATCTTGGCGGCGGCTTGGTAGGCTTCGGCGAGCGTGTCGCGGCGGCGCGGATTGGCGATGCCCTCCGTGCGGTAAGCTTCGGTGAGTTCGTCGCGGGTGAGGATACGCGATTGGTGAGTGCCGGATTGTTTCGGGTTGCGGTGGTAAAGGGCATCGTATTGGGCGTGCAGGAAAGCATCGTTCTCGGCGATGAGAACGCGAATGCTTCGCAATCCCTCGGTAGTTGGCCGGGTGCGCTCAGGCGTTGGAACGTGCTCGTAGGGCGCCGGGAGTGCGGGCAGGACGGGGCGATTTTCGTTCCACCATGCGGTGAGTGCCGATGTCAGTTCGGCATAGCTCGGGAAGAATTTGCATTGCCTGGCCACGGTGAGGAGCGATTGGCGGGTGAATGCGGCGGGCGGGTATTCCTCGACCAAGCCGCTGGCGAGGCTGGCGATTTTGGCCTTTGCGTCGGGCAACGGCACGCTGCCTGCGGTCATGTTGGCGAGGTCGCCCAGCCACGTCGTGATGGCGTGGAGGTCGCGGCGTGAGGTGCTGCCGGGGAAGTCGCGGACGTTGGTCATGACAGCAGCACCGAGGGCCGGATCGGCGGTTCGTCGTCGAAGTCGGGGGCGACGTAGCCGCCGGGGGCGAGGAATGAGCCGAGGCCCCATTCCTGCTGCAACGTGGGTTTTTCAATGCGTTTCCGCCGGAGTAGCCGGTCGCTCGCCTCCTTCCGGAGCCAGTTGTTGAACCGTGCGTCCCAGTCGGCGCCCATCTCGCCGCGATGTCGTGCCCAGTCGCGCATTTTCTCGGCTTCGGCGTGGATGTCGTCCTGGGTGAGGCCCTGATCGAGGCCGAGGCCGATGCTTCCCCCGTTTGGCTCCCAGCCCTCGGGCAGCCGTCGCCGGGGCGTCGCGCGCGCTGGCGCGTGCGAGGAACCCGCAGGGTTCCCCCTTTCTTTCTTACTCTGGATTCTAGCTTCTAGCTTCTGGGCTTTATCCTGCCCATTATCCTCTGGGTTAGGGGGGGGGTTAACCCCTCCATTGCTCTTCCGTCTTATGTTCGGATTGCCGCCGTGGCGTCCATTCTCTTTGTCTACAACGGCTTGTGCGAAATCCCGGACCATGCGGCGGGAGTAGATCACGTCGTCCTTAGTGCGAGAAAACACGCCTGCACGTTCCAGTTCGCCCAACCATTCTCGGACGTTTCTCGGGCTGTTTCCCGTCGTTTTTGCGATGATTCTGGGTTCAATCGCCGTCCCGTTGATGACCAGATGGCCGTATGGTTCGGCCTCATGCATGAGCGAAAGCAGGTCGATCCACAGCCCTCGGGCGGCGCTCGACACTGCCCTCAACGCCGCATCGCTGCGCCAGTCGCAGGGATAGAATTTCATCCAGGGATTGGTTGTCATAGGCACACCTCTTGCGTTTCGGCCCAGAGGGTGTGCAAAATGGGGACAGCGACTTCGCCCACGTTGCGCACCGGCAGGTGCCGATCGGTTACAGTTTCAGCGGCGCCAGTGATTCCAACACTGGCGCCGTAGCTATTTTGGACGAACTCGTTCGCAACAGCAACGCTCATTGCACCATCTCCTCCACGTCCGCGAGGTCGGAGCTGCTTTCCAGCAACCTGACCACCGTCATGATCATTTCGGCCCGCTGTTCCTGTTCGTCGTTGCTGTCGATGATGGAGGTCAACAGGTGCGTGGCGGCGGCGATGGCTTCGGGCCATGGCGCGGGTGCGTCGAGCACAGCCTTCGCCAAGAGCCCGCGCAGCCGCTTGGCGTTCTCAAACCCCACCGGGAAATGCTTGCCGAAATCCGCTAGGTCTTCGTTCATTGCATCCTCTCCGGTTCTCCGAATGATCCCCGCGTCCAGGCGCCGGACAGCAGCCGCTTGCCGACCTCCGCCGCCATCGCCACCCGCATCCGCTCGTCCTCCTGCTGATCCAGCAGCACCGACAGCGCGAAGCCCATGCAGCCCACGGCTTCCGCCCATGAGCACTCGGCGTCATCGAGCGCCTCGCAGATCTGCTCCTGAAGCGCGATGATGCGGCGGCATTGCTGCGAGAGCGGGGCCAGGGTCATGCGGCGGCCTGATCCTTGCGCGGGCCAAACGTCGCCAGCGTCTCGATCTCCAGCGCGCGGGCATGCTTCAGCAGCGCCGAGGCCGCACTCCGCAGCCGGTCAATGTTATACCAGCGATCCTCCTCGCTCAGATGATCCCGCAGCACATAAACCGGCTCCTTGTCCTTGCGCGGCTGGCGCGGATAGCGGTCCTGCAATGTCTCGGGGAACAGCTCGCCATTGACCGCCTCGCCCGCAATCGCCGCCGCTGCGGTGTCAAAGTTGCGCCGGCAGAACGCTCGCGCCAACTGGCGGCAATGCAGGTTGCAGCCGACCCAGCCGACCGGGTGCGTCTCCTTGTCGAAGCTGATGATCTCCATCGCCCCATTGGCGAGGAACTCAGGATCGATGGACACCACGAAATGGTTGATCTCGTACATCCGCCGCACGGCGTCGGCCAGGATATCGCCTTCTGTCACTGCCGAATCCTCCCCAGCCACGCGATGACGCGCGGCGCCAACTCCATTGTTGTCATGTGCATATGATTGAGCATGGCATCGATCAGCGCGTTCGGATCTTCGTCAAGCAGCCCTTCGCTCTCGAAATCCTTGAGCGTGCCCCACAACCACAGCGCCTTGTCGTTGTTCATCACCAAGCCCGGCCCACGCTCGGCGACTTCGTGCCGCGTGATGATGCTGGAGGTGGACGGGTTGGGTTCCGCCAATGCCTGCTCGAAGATTTCCTCGGGCACCGCCGCCAGTCGTTCCCAGGTTGTCGCCTGATCGCGGCTTATGCCCGCCTGCTTGAGCGCCCCTAACTTCGACGGGTCGCCCTTCGAAGTTAGATCCGATCTGTGTCCTTGCGCCGTTGGTAACTCTGCCGTCAGCTTCCCGCATTTGCGTTCAGCCCGCAGCCGGATCTCACGGGCGCGTTCCTCGGCTTCTGAGTTCAATGCCTGCCGTGCATACATCTCGATTGCACGGGCTTTGTCGCGGATGTCCTTGACCTCATCGACGGCGTGGGCCTCAGCGATCGCCCGGCACATCGCGTCATAGCGGACAAGTTGCGTGCCCTCACCGCGACCGTTTGTCGTCGGTTCGCTCATGCCACCGCCTCCGCATTTCGTTGCACCGGGAAATGCACCCGCCCGGCCCGCGGGATGTGCCAGGCATCCACCAGCCGCAGCACGTCCCACTCGTCGCAGGCGATGCCGCACTGGCCCCCGGCCGCAAGAATGGCGCTCATGACGGATTGCTGCGGCGCGCGGACCACGCCATCGCGGGCCTTCAATTCGATGAAATACCCACGCCCGCGCCACAGGATGAAAAGATCGGGGATTCCGGCAATTATGCCCCTACCTAGCCGAATGCCGGGGATCTCGCCGCCGTAGTTCGCGTGATCAACGCACCACCACACGACGCCCCATGACGACACCTTGCCGGCCGGTG